GGAAGATGAGTTAGAAAAAGGTCCTGATAAAAAGGATGGCAAGGATAAAGGAAAATTTAAATTGCCTGGAACAGGTTTTTTAGATCCAATAAAAAATTTCTTTCTTAATATTGGTTTAGGATTTATTTTAACTAGACTTGTAGGCGAGGCACCAAGACTTCAGGGAATTGTGGGATTTATTGGTGGAACTATAGAGTTTGCTGCAAATCTAATTACCGGAATTATTGATGGGTTGGGATCTTTTCTTGCGGTTGGCCTCAAAGCATATCGTTGGGCGGAAGGTTTTTTAAGAGAAAGATCTGGAGAAGAAGGTGTTGAAAGATTTCATGAGTTGACGAAGCAACTCACAAATTTATTCAATGCGGCAATTATTGTTGGAAGTTTAATGGCTGCTGCCAAACAACCAAAACCCTTGGATAAAGTTAAAGGAAAATTAAAGGGAGATCTAGCAAAACAGATAACAAAGAAGACTGGTAGTCAGGTGATTAAAGGTGGTCTTGGTAGAACTGCTACTCGCGTTATAGGAAAAACAATTGGACCAAAAGCAATGAAAGTTGCTGGTCCAATAATTAAAAAAATTGGCGCAGGATTTTCTAGAGTTCCAGTCGTGGGTTCTTTAATTGTTGCGGTCTCATCTTTGCTCGCAGGAGAACCCATAGGTCAAGCAGCATTTAAGGGCCTTGGAGCTGCTATTGGTGGTCTTGCTGGAAGTTTTATACCCATCCCCATTATCGGAACTCTAATTGGATCTTCTATTGGTACATTTATTGGTGATGTATTGTATACATTAATTCTTGAAAAAGATCCAAAGGCCGCCGGTGAAAAATTTATGAAGACTATCACCGATGCTTTCAAATTATTATTTGATCTTGGTGGTCTTGCTGGTCAATTTGTTAAAGAAGGATTTAAGAGATTTGTTGATAACTTTCCAACGATTGATATTCCAGCGATGGCGGGACTTCAGTCGTTGCTAGGGAGGTTTGCTTCACTGTTTGGCGTAAAGGATAGTAGTGAGTTTATGGAAGATGGGAGGATTGTAAAACTTCCAAATCTCGCACTACTTACTCCTGTGGGACTACCATTCTTGATACCTCATATTGGAGCTTCTTTTTTACCGGATATCTTTGGTCAGGGTGGAGTTGTTAATAAAATATTTGGATCAAATGGTACTGCATGGGGTGGATCTGGACAACCATCCGAATCTGGACAATCCTCTGGACAAAAAAAGGTTGATGTTCCTGCTGTAAATATGGAGACTGCTCAGGATACCGGAAACCAAAGTGAGGGGTCAAAAATTGCAGGAAGACTGGGAAGATTCTTAAATGAAAGAGGATTACGTTGGGGTTCTGGTGTCACAGAACACCCTGAACATGGTGGAGTTACCTCTCCACATGCTACCAATTCTTATCATTATGTTGGTCGTGCTATTGATATTGGTGGTTGGGGTCCGAATAGATATGCTAGAGAAGGAATGACTGGCGTGGATGACCAGACAAAGATCATTCAGGGAATAAGAGAATTTAATAAGAAGGAAGGAGTGAAACCTGTTGAGTTTTTGCATGAAGGTAATGAACCCTATGGACATAATGATCACGTTCATATTGCATATCGACGTGGAGGATTCACTAAGAATATGGCTCATAAAGCAGTTCTTGGAGAGGAGGGGAGAGAGTTTGTTTTTGATGCAGACACTACTGCTGCTATCGAAGATAAAGTTCCTGGATTATTGGGAGCATTAAATAAAGCAGATGGTTTAGCTGCTCTCAAAGTTTTAGAAACCTACGCATCTTATGATGATCCACAAGCACAGATATTTGTTATAGAGTCTCCTTCCAATCAAATTTCTACTCTACCACAAAAACAACCACAAAGTAAAATGATGATCTTTGGTGGAGGTTCTGATGACGATTTTGCAGAATTCCTTGTCGCACAGGGTTAAATAGTAATAAGAGGTATTCATACATGGCACAAATAAGCGCAAGAAGTTCTGCAGAATCCGCACTAAAATCTGTGGTAATAAACTCTAACGATGGCAAGTACAGTATTGATCTCGTTGCATCTATAACTGAGTTGTCTTATTATGAAAGTATAATGATGGATTCTATTTCTGTAGATATTAAGTTTGTTGATACTGGATCATCGAAAGATCTTGATGGAAAAACTGTAAAAGAGGCTTTTCCTTTGACTGGAACAGAATCTGTTAATCTAAAACTGTCTCAGAAAATTGGAGATAAGGAAGTGTCTCTTGGTGGTGATAAAGAAATGATTCTCTATGTCAACGATTTTTCTCCTATAGTTGAAGATAGCCGTAAAAGTCTAATAGATCTGGACTTAAGGTCAAAGGAGTATATAAGAGGACAACATATGTCTGTTAGCGGAACCTTTTATGGATTAATTTCTGATAATGTTGAAAAGATACTAAAAGATGATTTAAAAACGGAGAAAGAACTGGATGTTGAACCTACAATTAATACTAGGAATTTCACAGCATATCATAAAAAACCCTTCTATCTTTTGAATTGGTTATCCAAACAATCAGTATCTTCGGAAAATCAGAAGAAGGGGGAGAGTGCAGGATATTTTTTGTATGAAACGGCTGAGGGATACAAGTATAAGTCTATTGATGGTTTATTTGGTCAAGATGATCAGAAACAGAAGAAGTCTTACATCTATAATAATACTCCCGACACAAAAGCTCCTTCTGGATACGATGCTAATATCATAAATTTTTCTGAATCCAATCTGATAAATGTTCAGAAGAAAGCAAAGATGGGAACATATTCCAACCGCATTGTGACTTTCGATCCCTTCACCACTTTTTATCAGGTAAAGTCAAATAAAGCCAACGATGAGAATATAAAAATATCTGGCAAGATGTTACCAAAGTTCAATCCAGAATTTGACATGGATCACACAAGAACATCTTATTTTGTTTTAGATACTGGATCTTTTCCTGAGGGTAATATAGAACAACAGTTAGAAAAGTCAGGGGATGAGAACTTCGAGTATGGTGAGATAGTTAATCAAGCATTTATGAGGTATAATCAGTTCTTTAGTTCTCAAATTTCTATTACTATACCTGGTGACTTTGAACTTCATGCCGGGGAACTCATCTTTGTTGATGCTCCTCAATTGAATATTGAAAAATCTGATGAAGTAGATCGACAATCTGGAGGACTATATATTATATCAGATTTATGTCACTATATTACACCAAGAGAGTTCCGTACTGAATTGACTTTAGTCAGAGATTCTTTTGGAAGAAAGGGAAATCACACTACCTCTATCTAACGGTAAACTAAAATGACAGAAAAACGAACAATCGAGCAACACATTAGTGAAGATCATAAAATCTTAGAAGATCCAAATATCTCTCCTCAACGTCGTCGTCATATTGAAGACGAACTTTCTCATCTTGAGAGATATGCTAAGGAACACGAGAAAGACATCGAAGCAGGCGACCATCATGACCCAACAGATTTTGAAATGTTTTGCGACGAAGAACCTTGGGCAGCTGAGTGCAAGTTATATGAGGATTAATAGTTAATGGAAGGTGGAAGTTTATTTAATCCTGGTTTTTTAGGAGGCAGTTTTCTTTGGTGGGTAGGTCAAATTGCTGATGATTCTACCTGGAGAAGTAATAAAAATCCTGGAAAGTTTTCTGGTGCTGAATCTATTCCCGGATGGGGTGAAAGATATAAAGTTCGGATTATTGGACTCCATGATCAGGGAGAATCTGAAATTCCATCTGAAGAACTTCCTTGGGCCCAGATAATGTATCCAGTTACTGCTGGAGGTGGTCAAGCGAGATCAAGCCAAACATCAAATCTTCGTCAGGGGATGATGGTGTTTGGTTTTTTCATGGACGGTCAAGACCAACAGATTCCTGTTATCATGGGAGTCTTGGGCAATAATCTTTCCACTCCACTCTCAAAGGAAAGTAAAAATGATAGAGTTACGAATGAGAAACCAGGACCTCTTGGAACAAGTGGCCATTCAAAACCCAAGGGAGATACATCAAAGGTAGAAGAAAACGCAGAGGATGGACCTCCAAACTCCGGACTCTTAACAAGTCCAAGCGTTGTTTCTGGTGAACCTGAGGAATATAGACCGAATAATCCAGATCCACCTAAAAATTTTACAAATGAAAGTGCAGGAGATTCTGTTCACGTACAAACTATTGCAGATGTAAGAAGATCTAATAAGTATCGGGAATGTATTCCTTTGATGAAACCTCAAGATCCTGATGAAACTATTTCATCTGCTATGAAGGCGATTCAAACTCTTCTCGATACTCTGGTTGGTAAAATAGATGGATTCTTAAGCACTGCTAAAAGTTTTGTTGATGATGCCTCTGGTTCGATGAATAGTGCTAATCAAGTTAAAGACTATATGAAAAAACTTGGTTGTCAAATGGCAAAGTATGTGAAAGTTATAACTGATAAGATGATGGAATATACTAATAAAGTAATGAATGAATCCATGACAGATGTTGTATCTGCCATGCCTTCTCATTTGAGATTTCAGTTCGCAGATGTGAAGGAACAGTCTTTGTCCGTAGTATCTTGTTTGTATTCAAAACTATCCGATAATCTTTGTGATATGCTAGGAGATATTTTAGCTGATACTTTTGATATTGATGCTCTTTTAGATGCCGCATCCAATCCAAATCCCAAAGAAAAAGAAAAACGTAGAACAAATCCAAAGGTTCCTCCATGTCATGCAGAGTTTGTAGTTTCTGAGGTTATTAATAGAAATAAGGAAGAGATTGGAAGAGTAAATGATGGTATTTTAGATGATATTAACAATTTTTTGGGAGACATGCAAAATGAACTTGCTGGTGTTGATGATACTATAAAGGATCTTATCTCAGGAATTGGTGGAATCGGTGGCAATCTAACCTCTGCACTACAATTTGGAAATTTCCAACTTGATATTCTTGGATGTAGTTCTAAACCACAAGCATCATTGTCTGATTGTTATCAATTTGCTTCAGGTAGTGTCGGTCAGTTTAAATCGGACATGAATAGTATTCAATCAGTTTCTGATGCTGTTGATAATCCTCCCATGGACATTGGTGAGATAGAACAAATTGGATATCTGGAACCTGGACCAACTCAACCAAATGTTTCATATACAACTGATGATATTGATGATGAACTCGCGAGGGCCGAAGCAGGAGATCGATCGGGTCTTGACGACGCTTTAGATTTTTGATAATAAATATAAACAAATAGATGAGATGATAATTTTTCTGGCAACATGAAAGATAAAAAAAATAAGGCAAAATTTAATATCTTTCAGAAGTCCAATGAAATTAGTTCTGAAACCAAAAAGTCAAATATCCGTGTTGGGTATGTTGACAAGAAGTTGGGGTATGTAAAAAATGTATCAATAAAGGAAGCAAAAAGAGTTGCTAGAGAAGATCCTGGTAAAGTTTTCATTCTTGAGAGTCGTGATGGTGTAAAATATTTAAATATCAATGAGGTAATTGATCTTAAACTTAAGGATATAAGACCTAAAAAAGGTGCAATATCAAAGGATTGTAATCCAGTTGAGGGATTAAAAGAAAAAAATAAAAATTATTCTAAGAAGAGTCCTAGAATAGAATTTTTTGGAGGAGGGGGAGTTGGTATTAAAGCAAATCCCGTTATGACAGAGGATGGGTCTCAATTATTGTCTGTAGATCTTGTCGAAGGTGGATATGGATTTCAGTACCCACCTTTTGCAAAGTTTGTTGATGATAGTGGGTTTTCTACTCAGGGTGTTTTAGAGGTTGATCTATGCGGGATAAGTACCACAACAATTACATTTAGTGAGAGAGATCAGTTTGAAGATTTTGATATTGTTGAGGAAGAGGGTAGTGATTCCATTGGATTTGGTAGAAGGTACGATGCTGATGGGAGAGATATTGGTGAGTGGGATCCAACTACATATAGAAATCTAGGTGAAGATCCTATTCAGAAACAAATCGAACAGTACATAGATGCTCTCAATAGGATTCAATCTCCTTGGTGGAATAGTAGAGGATATAGTCCTCTTGAAGTCATTGGTCAAGACGAGACTACTCGGATAAAATATGATGTTCAACATCCTACATGGGGTGCAAAAAAAGATGATGGATATGTTGATATTGAATTCGAAGTATATGGACAAGGATCTGATCGAAATAGAGATATAAGATTTAGATTTGTTGAAGTTGATGATAATGATGAATTGGTTGATGACGGCCATACATTTACCATCAAGGGAATAACTCACCAAGATAGGAGTGGCAAAACAAGAAAATCTATCAAGAGAATAAAACGTAAAACAACGTATAAGGTTATATCAGAATCTAGAGGAAATTCTCAATATAAAAAAGATCTCATATTAGAACAAGGATTGTTAGTAAAAAGTTCATTTGGTCAAACTGGAGAGGAAAAAAAACTTTTGAGGATTCAAGATGGTGATAATTTTGCGCAGGGATCTACTATTTTTGCAGACGTAACGGGATCGACTAATGATAATGATGATGTACAATTAACCTGTCCCAGGGGAAAGTTTACTGCCAAGAATAAAGATAGAGTCGAGGGGAGGGGTAGTTTTGATCTCTTCTATCGGTTGAGTGAGAGAGTTCCGGATCCTAAAAAGATTAGAGATTCTTTTATGAATCAGTATGCAATCTCACCGGTTCCAAATTCTGATGAGGAAGGAACAGATTTTGCTGGAATTCCATATAATTTTATATGGGAAGAAAACTTTCCATTTAGTGGAGATTATATCTTTAGGGGATCCTCTGATGGAGAATCATACTTAGCTATAGATGGGGAACAACTGTTTGAGATGTCTGAACCCAACGATTCCCCTAAAAAATATAAAAAGTATATTGAATCTGGAGTTCATGAGATTCGTGTAAGTTTGGAGAATGGACTCAAATATGAAAAAGAAGTTACGAAAGTTATTAGAAAAGAAGATGGTAGTTTTAAAATTGTTAAGGTTGAGAAGGGAACAGAAGTTGAAGGCCAAGTTAGAAATATTTTTGATACTGTAAGATATATTGATAAAGCTAATAGAAAATTGTGGAGAATTACTCCGAGTGCTGGAAAGAAAGATGCATTTTTAAATAGTCATGGAATAGTCCCATTTAAACCAAAACAAAAATTGAGATCAAAACCTGTAGAGGTAGAACTTGTGGATGAAATTCCTGATATTAAAGCTTCTTTTGATAGAGATGGTGATAATCTTTATCTTAATGTGATTGGGGATGGCGAAGCCACTATTAATTTTTTAATGGATGTTGATGATAACCTCAGAACTTCTGGTTTAGCTGCTAGTGAAATAGTCATTGATACTGACGATCAACCTTTAACTTTAAAAAGAAGTATAGAAAATCGAACCGTTGTTAATAGAGCGGGAGAAAGCACTTTTCTTACGGGTTTGGAACGGGAAAAGATTAGAGGTAGTGGAGAATTTACTGGAGGAAAAAAATATCTTGTAAAGATACTTGGGGGAAGTTCTACCTCTGGTTTTAAAACTATTGATAAGACTGTAATTGGTATTGATGATGATATTGGTAATGGTTTTGATGAGAATATTGGATTTAGAGTTACTAGTATTAATCCAAAACCAATAAAGGTTCCTGTTGAAGTAAAAATTAAAGAACCAAAAAACACTATCAATGACGCTGAAATTGAATCTTCTTCTGCAGAAGAGATTATTGCTTGGAAACATGTAGAGTTTCCAGTTACTGGAGATTATCAGATTGATGTTGCTGCTGCTGATGCTGTCAACTTATATATTGGAAATAGTATAACAGATGGAGATAGGAGAGCTAGAAATGGGTTATCTGATGTTCGTGATGGTGGAGATGAGGTCATAATCAGAAAAGATGGCTTTAATTCCGCAGGAAAATCTACTGGAATGACTCCTTATCTAAGAAGATTTGAAAAGGGATTTTATCGTATTCGAGCTGAGTTAATTCAATCTCCAAACAAATCCAATTCTAAAAGAAATCCAATGGGATTGGCAGTAAAAATAAAAATTATAAATCCACAGGAGAGAGTTGTTTCTGATGCTTCTTGGCAAGAAAACCCAACAGGATTTGCACTAACTATTGATGCCCCAGACGTACCTATTCCATCAGAAGCCAAACCGATACAAAAAGGTAGATGTCAAGATAATCCTTTGTGGACAACTAGATTTCCTGGCGCTGAAGATCAGTGGTATCCAGTGTATGATCCTATAAACCCCAGTAGGTGGTCTAAATTTATGAATAGGTTTGCGATATCTCCGTTTCCACCATTGTCTGAAAAGAATACAGATAATGGTGGAGATCCTAGATCCAATACTTGGATATTTGAGGCAGAGGAGACGGGGTATTATGGAATTAAAGGTACTGCCGATAATGTAGGAAGAATTATAATAACTGATAATAATACAAATAAACTAAAATCTATAGCACAAACTCCAAATTATGAACAACAAGCTGGAGATCCTCTCTATACAGATTTGCCGGAGGAAGGGATTGGCACACTGTATGGTCATAGAGATAAAAATCCAAAAACACATATATTTAAATTAGAAAAAGGAAAATATAAAATTCGCGTTGATGTTGAGAACTATATTGGAACTATTAGAGAAAAAATTGAAAGAGTAATTTTTAACACTGCTGATTGGGTATCAGAACCAAAACTAATTGACTTTGCACATGTTAATTTTGAGAAATTTGGTCAGGGAAATAATAAAAATATGGAAATAAAATTTGTTTTCCAAGAATTAGGTGTTAAAAATGGACATACATTTACAATCAGAAATGTAGAAAAAAGTGGTCAGATTGAAAAATTTAAAAAGAAAGTTAAAATTAATACTGACTATAAGGTTACTGCTGTTGCTACCAGAAAGATTAATCAACAACCAAAAATAAATCAATCAAAACCAAAAACTTCTTTTGAAATTCCCATTACATATAATTTAGACAATCCTACAAACTTCGGATTTAAGTTATCAGATGGCGGGAAAACAATTAGTTTTGATGATGATGCAGTTACTCTTAGAAATTTTGGTAGAGGTTCTACTCTAAGAGAAATAGAGTCTTTTGATGTAAATGCAAGTTTAAAAATTGAATCTGCATCACCTGGAGCAACAGCAAAGTTTTCTGATGATGGTAAAAAAATTATTGTAAGTGGATCTTCTGGCGGCGATCTGTCTATTAGATTTAAATGGAATGATAATCCTAATACTTCAGGTAAAGTATTTGATACTATAAACATTGGTGGAGTTATTTTCAGACAGAATAGAGACAGTGGTGAGGAAACAAAAAAAATAACATTTGGATCTGGTAAAGGGTCTTCTAATGCAACAGAACAAAATCAATCTACATACTCAATTTCATATACTGCCCCAGGGACAAGAGGGAGGGGTCCAAATGCATCAAACTACTTAGAAAATCCCACAAAAATTGTCTTCTTAGATTCTAGTGGGGATGGTGATGATGATAATATCATGGAGATTAAGAATGTTAAAGGAGATATCGGCGTAAGGTTTTCTGATGATATGTCTCATATTATTGCAACTGGTTATGGTAAGGGATCTTTTGATGTTGTTGCAGAATGGGATGATAATCCAAGTCCTTCTAGTAATGGAGAAGCCATGAGTCTTGTTGTTATTGATGGAGTACAATTTGATCAGAACAGTAGAGAAGGTAAAAAATCTGAAACATTTAAAGTAAATCTTCCCGACAAATTTGACCCAGTAAAGTTTAACGCTTTGGAACAGGGTGTTCTTAGAAAAGGTTTCGGAAAAACTGGAGGTAAAAGATCTAAAGATGGGGCGAAAGAAGGGGGATCATCATCGGGGAAGGTTATATTTGCTGATTACGTTAGTTCATCAAATGATGATAACGATATGCAAATACGAGCAGAGAATGGTCGGTTTACTCCATCAAACCGTCGAGGATCAATTCAAACTTCTCCTGGACAATTTGAGGGGAGAGGTACTTGGGATTTGACATATCGATTGGAAGCGGGAAAAACTGAAATCGTAGATAAGATCACAGAATTAGAGGGATATGAGGGAGTGGTCTATGAAGGACCCAAACTAGCGACATATCAAACTGGAAAACTTGGACCTTTCTTATCTCCATACTTCAAGAATGGCGTTGATACTATTACTGGTGCAGCAGTTTGGACCATGATTTGGAAAGATGTTGATTTCCCTGTTGATGGGAGATATACTTTGAAGGCCGAGGCAGATCATATTTTGACTGTTAAGGTTGGAGGAAAGGAGATTGAAAAAATTAAATCAGATCAGAATGTTGTCACCGTAAAATTCACTGCTCCCAAGGGAAAGAATGATATTGAACTCAAACTAAAGAATAAAAGAGAATCTGGAGTTCCTTTTAAACAAAACCCCGTGTTAGCCGCCGTACAAATATCAGGAAAAATACCCACCGATACGGGATCCACTCAGTCTTGGAGGCAAAATCCTGTTGGGATTTCTGCAGTTCTTATTCCTCCACCATGCAAAAAGGTTGTAAGTGGTGTTGGTGTTGCATGTACTGTAAAAATTATGGACCCACCAATAATTAATATTGGAACTCCAATTATTCCGCCGGAAGTAGGAATAGGAACAGAGATAACAACTACCACAACTACTGGATCAGGAACGGGGATAGGAACAGGAACAGGAACACCTAGTTATCCTGTAATACTTGAACTAGATAGGATAGAAATTGGAACCCCAGGAATTGCATACACTCCTGGAGATCCTGTGATTTTGATTCCGGGAGACGGAACTCCAAATATTCCTTTAGATGCAGAACTCACAACTTCAACTAGTGGAGGCGTAACTAGTATTAAACTCAACCAAAAACCATTTGGTATGACTTCTTACCCCAAAATTACAATTACATCTCCTGAAGGTCTCAATTTCCAAGGAACACCTATTCTTAGAGTAGTTAGAGATCCAATTGTTCAAGACACAAGTAAGTTAATTCAGGTTACTGATCTGGTTGGTCTAAAGAAAACTGGATACTATGATGGCAGACCATATTATGGATCTGTATTTTATAAAGATGGAGTTAAATATGCTGGTTGGTATGAAACTCCTGGAGATCTTGTTCAGATTTATGATACATTGCAAGAAAGTATTGATGCACAAGTTACAACTAGACCTTCTGCTATCATACGTCAGGGTAGCGATATTCGAAGTAATGATTCCAGACTTAATATACCAGGAACTCCAGACAATCTCATTTAACATGGTTAAATAGTTAATAACTTTATTTTTTCATATGTCTGCAACTGCTAGAAATAGTACAGAATCATTAAATTCTGGCACAAATCAATTAGCAAAGAAAAATTATGATGCCATTGAATATGGGAATCGTCATGGAAGATTGAAGTATGGTCACATTCATAAAGAAGGTGACGTAACCTCTGCTGTTCTACTTGAAACAGCAGATGCTGAACATTCTCTTTGTATGGATGCTGATGGAACTAGAAAGGGATGGACTAGCTCTATACAACCAGGACATTTTCAACTAGAATGTGGCAGTGCTTCTACCCAAGCTGAAGATAGTTTGGTTTTGAACGCAAAAAATGGCAATATAATTATAAATGCTACCAATGGTAATCTTAGATTTGAGGGTGATAATATTGAGTTTGTTGCAAGAGGTACAGGAACCAATAATGGAAATTTTGACGTAAAGGCCACAGAAAAAGTCATATTCACCGCAAAAGAATTTACCGTAACCGCTTCAAATTCTTTTAAAATTATGAGTCCAAACAAAGGAGAGATTATAGCAAATACTGTACTAAAAATTTATTCATCAATCATTCGTGGAGTGACTGATGCTTCTAAAAATAAGGACTCAAAAGTTGGAACTAAAAAATATTGTGCAGAACAAAATCAAGTATAGGATAGGAGTTTAATATGTCTTTAAATTTAGATGACTTAGTTGTTGGTGGTCAGTTAAAGGTTGGTGTTGGGATATGTCCACCAATCAATGAGGGAGACAAAAGAATCAATGGATCAATGCTTTGTGAAGGACCTGTTGTTCTTGGTGGATCTACTGAGTTTTCTGATAATCTGGCAACACTAATGGTTGGTAGAACAAAGAATGATGATGATGATTGCGTCCCCGCAGATCGTTCTGTGTGGGTAAAGGGAAATTGTTATATTCAAGGTGATAAAGAATTTACTGGATCAACTCTTCATATTAGTAGTGAACTGTCAACAGCCCTCAACATCAATAATGTTACAACAATAGACAATCAAGGTGATGCTATTTTTGCAAAGGGAACCAGTGGGATGACCCTTTCATCTAGATTTTCTCTTGCAGATGCTCTCGGAAAGGCATTTGATATGCCACACCCAACCAAAGGAAAGGGTCATCGACTTTCTCACGCATGTATTGAGGGTCCGGAGATTGGTGTATATTATCGAGGTCGAGTTAGAAATGAGAAAGTGATCGTGCTTCCACCATATTGGAAGGGTTTGGTGCATGAAGATAGCATTTCAGTACAACTTCAACCAATCGGAGCTCATCAAGATGTAATTATCAAGAGATGGGATGATGAGAAAATATATCTACAGTCGAAGGGTGGTATGCCAATCGATTGTTTCTATCACGTTTACGCAGAAAGAAAAGATGTGAATCCTCTTCATGTAGAATATGAAGGAGAGACTTGTTTTGATTATCCGGATCCAAATCATTTAAATAAAAATCCATATGATCCAGAGAGAGATCTTTTGGACCCACAGTATCGAGGACCACGCAACACAATTACCAAATAGGAGAAATCATGGCATTACATATCCAATTTGATGACAGTGCTCAAGATTATTTGCAAAAGCAACTTGATATCATGCAAAATATTCCAGCAGAAGCTGGTATTGAAGCTCCTCCAGGAGTTCATGTACTTGGTGGAATTAACAGTAGTCTTGAGCCAGGAACAAGGCCAGTTAAAATTTATTTTGAGGATAGTCCATCCGGTATTGATTCTGGAGATTTGAGGTTTGAAATAGATGGAATAGGAACTTTTAGTATCAATGTCCCTAGATCTCTCGATGGTTTAGATTTAGTGGTTTCATTTACACCCGCAGATCCTACTTGACATTCAGACACCTATCGGGTATAGTAGGACCGTAGTCAATCAAATCCAATGCAAGACGAGTACCTCACCAAGTGTGTTGTCGATGCTTCTCGACGAACTTTCTATCTTTATTCTGATGAAGGAGACACAAGAGAAGTTGAATGTGAAACAGTGGATCAGTTTATGGGAGTATTAAAATTTGTTCGAGACACTCTTGGAGATGAGTTAGTGTATGCTGAACCCCTTACAGAATGTCGTTGACCCCTGGCTAAATTTAGCTTTTAATTCCAAAAAAGTCGAAAAAAAATTTCCGGAAAATTTTTGAGCCATAGGGTTTTTTGGAATTTTCTTGCGAGTATGGCGGAATCGGTAGACGCACCAGACTTAAAATCTGTTGAGGATTATCCTCGTGGGAGTTCAAGTCTCCCTACTCGCACTGTCCTAAATAAACACGTAGGACACAAAACATCCCACAATGAAATACCGCATAGAAACTAGCTATGCTTGGTATAACCGGGAAACGATGTTAATATTGATATACTTCATTCAGGGTATTCCTTTTACTTTTGACGAACTCCCAGAAATTGCCAGGCAACATCCAGAAGTGCTCCAGATAGCAAAAGAAGAAAAAAGTTGGGAACCGGAAGAACTATATCGAGCATCAATGTATCTTATGATGGAAGAATGTCATCCAATGCTCTATGAACTGGACATTGAAAATCCTGAACTTCTTCCTCTTGATTGACAAAGTCTCAAAATTATACTATAATAAAAAAGTAGTTAAATTATTGCCCCTGTAGCTCAGCTGGTAGAGCGCGGCTTTTGTAAAGCCGATGTCGTTGGTTCAAGTCCGATCGGGGGCTTCCGTGTGAAGGAAGTGCTAAATCACCCAAGAAATTGGGTGATTTTTTTATACTAAATAATCATTAACGGAACTATAAGCAAAATAAGATGGGTCTTTCCAGATTAAGTAACCTATTGAAGTCATCGCGTGGGACGATTTTATACGTAAATCCGAACGATGTTGATGCGACAGACAGTATTGAAAATCAGGGTAATGCACTAACTCGACCCTTTAAGACCATTCAGCGTGCTTTGATTGAGGCAGCAAGATTTTCATATCAGAGAGGATTAGATAACGATAGATTTGGCAAAACGACAGTTCTTGTATATCCTGGTGACCATATCATTGACAATCGTCCAGGATTTATTCCAGATGGTGCAAATAACTATAGACTTAGAAATGGATCAGTCTCGAATGATCTCCCACCATTTGACCTTTCTTCCAATTTTGACTTAACCACATTTAATAATGAGCTCTATAAGCTTAATAGTATTCATGGTGGTGTGATCATACCAAGAGGTACCTCTCTGGTTGGTATGGATTTCAGAAAGACAAAAATATTTCCAAAGTATGTTCCAAATCCCGAAAATGATTCGATTGAAAGATCCAGTATCTTCCGTGTGACTGGTGCATGTTATGTTTCTCAATTTTCAATCTTTGATGGCAATCCAAATGGAACTGTTCATAAGGATTATACAACAAACTTATTTGTTCCAAACTTCTCTCATCACAAGTTAACCTGTTTTGAGTTCGCTGATGGAAAAAATGGTGTAGATATTAGTGATGATTTTTTAACATATTCTAGTGATCGTACAGATCTGGATATGTACTATGAGAAAGTCGGTCTTGTTTACGGTCAATCTTCTGGTCGTGCGATTGAACCCGACTATCCTTCAAATGGTTTAGATATTCAACCCAAGATTGATGAGTTTCGCATTGTCGGATCTACCGGAGAGAGTATTGGCATCTCAAGTATTCGATCTGGTAATGGATTGAACCCAACTACAACAATCACTGTTACAACTACAAGTAGTGCTGAAGGTTTGGATGTTGATACTCCATTCCGTGTCGAGGGAGTCACTGCAAGTGGATATAATGGTCAGTTTGTTGTTACTGAAAAACTAGATGATAATAGTTTTCAATATCAAGTTCAGAATGCTCCAAATAATCCACTTCCATCTTCATCTGGCGCTACACTTGCACTTCAGTCAGATACTGTAACGGGTGCGTCCCCATATGTCTATAATTGTTCAATGCGTTCTGTATATGGAATGTGCGGACTTCATGCAGATGGATCGAGAACAAATGGATTCCGTTCAATGGTTGTATCTCAGTTCACTGGAATTTCTCTACAGAAAGATGACAGAGCGTTTGTAGTTTTTAACACAGATTCTCCACCAACAGGAAATTACGACGATAGTTCAATCGCCGGTAATGAGACTATTAGTAATAATTCGAGAGCAAAATATAAACCAACTTATAAAAACTATCATATTAAAGCTTCGAACAAATCTGTTATTCAAGCAGTTTCTATTTTTGCGATTGGATTTTCTGAACAATTTGAAACTGAGTCTGGTGGAGAGATTTCTATCACGAATTCAAATTCAAACTTTGGTGCAAAAGCACTAACTTCCGATGGATTCCGCGATGAATCATTTAATCAAGATGATCATGGATATATCACACATATAATTCCACCAAAAGAAGTTCCGATTCAAGAAAATTCTATCGAGTTTGCTTCAATTGATGTAAACAAAACAATTGGTGTTGGATCAACCTCACAATTATTCTTATTTGAGAATACAAATCCTGATGTTGCGCCAGAAAACGTAATTGAAGGGTATCGTATTGGTGCGAGGGAAAACGATCAACTAAAGATTCTTGTATCTTCTGGTGATGAGTTGGTTGAATATTGTGCCAGGATTATAATGCCCGGATCTAACTCTAGTTCCGAAAAATCATTCACCGTTGATAGAAGTTTAGTTGGCATCAACAGTATTGGAAGATATAGTCAGAGTGGAGCAGATAATGTCATCACACTGACTGAACCACATACATTTATTAATGGTGAATCTGTTCGTGTCTATGGTGATACTGGGCAGATTCCTGACGGATTGAGTCCAAATACAATTTATTATGTAATCACGGATAAAAATTCTTCAAGTGGTTTATCTACTACTACGAATATTAAACTCGCAAAAACATTAAATGATGCTACAGATGGAAATAATCTGATTATTAATGAAAAGGGTGGATTATTAAAGATTGTTAGTAAAGTTTCTGATAAGAACTCTGGAGATATTGGTCATCCAATTCAGTTTGACTCCTCAAATAATCAGTGGTACGTAAATGTTTCTTCTGCTTCCACAGAAAATACAATTTACTCTACTATTGCTGGTTTTGGAACTGATTACTTTGGACCAGCTACACCAAGAACATTTATCAGTCGTCAGAAGGATAGTCGAAATGCAGTTGATACTGTTTATCGTATGCGTTATGTAATTCCTGCAAATGCATCAGCGACCGCTCGTCCCCCAACTGATGGATTCATCATTCAAGAATCAAATACTTCAATTGGATCTACTACTACCGAAATACAGAAGTATTTTGGGAGTGGATCTCTGAGTAGTTCAAACGAACAAAGAAATTATCGATTCATATCTGATGTGAATTGGTCTGGAAATATGACTATTATCGATACGGAAGTTCCCCACCAGTTATCTGTTGGATCTGAAGTAGAATTGGTAAATGTTCGCACTACGAGTAATCCAACAGCGTCAAAAGGATCTGGATTGAATAATTGCTATTCTGTTGTTGGCATCACAAGTGCAAAACAATTTATGGTCAATGCCCCATCAAATCCTGGCCAGTTTCTGAACGATACTTCTGCAAGAAATACTGATCTTCCATATTTTAGAAGAAAGAAATACTCAAATACTTACTATGTTTATCGAATTGAGGAGTCTCAAAAATATGTTGCTGGTCAACAGGATGGAGTATACTATTTGACTCTGATCAATGCATCAAATTCTCCAACAGTTTCGCCATTTACAGAAGATAGTTTCTCTCAACCAGTTACAAACCTTTTCCCACAAACAAACCGCGACACTCCAAAATCCGATCCTGATGAGTCAAAATGTTTTGCGTCATCTGATCTCATCGGCGAAGTTGTGGTTGATGATCCACAACATAGTATCACAAAAGAAACGACAAACTTGATGATTCGTGATACTGATGTTGGTGTTGGCATAGTAAATATTATTTCTGCTTCCGGAATCGCACATACAATCTATACAAATATTGATCACGGATTGAATCGTATCACCAAATTGAGTATCGTTGATGGTGGATCTGCATATGGTTCTGGTTCTTCTGGAAGTCTTTATAATGCAAGACTGGTTAGCATTGGATCTTCTGTTACTGGAGAGCACGGCACTGTAAAGATTAACTTTAATGCTGGTGGAACTATTACTTCACTTCAAGTAATGGACGGCGGAAGTAATTATAAAGTTGGAAATACTATGGAAGTGGTAGGTGTCACAACATCTTCTGGTCACTCTCCAGCTGTTGTTCGTGTTGATTCCATCTACAATAACGTTGGAGATTCTATCCGCGTCATTGGAGTTTCCTCTGAAAAATATTCTGGATACAATGATCTTTATCGTATTACTGAAGTCGAATCTGATACTTCTCTTATAGTTGAGTCTGCAAATGTTATTTCTGGGTTCTCTGAAACTGGAATCGGAGTTGACTTATGTAATAATTCTCAAATGTATTTGACTGGAGAGTCTATACTTGTCAACTCTTTTGATTATGACCATATGTCTGGTATTGCTACAATTACCTCAAATAGTAGTCATGGATTAAGTGTTGACCAAAAGATTCGACTGTCGGGTGCAAACGAAAATCAATATAACGGCGATTTCATTGTCACACAAGTTCTTGATAACTTGTTAACACCAACATATTCTTTTAGTGTCAACCTAGGTATCTCAACAGAATCTCCGATTCAAACCGGAACTATGTATGCTTATCGTGAAGGTGTGTCATCAAATAATGGTTTTGTAAGCGTTGATAATGAAAATATTAACGGAAGAATGATACCAACTTACGACGGTGTCACCTCAACATTATCCTCTTCGATTACAAATGTCACATCCGAAAACATTTCTCTCACAAATATCAGCGATCTTGGAATTATCATTGGAGATTACTTACTTATCGGAGATGAAATTGTAAGAGTTAAAACTACAACTTCGGGAACAAATCCAATTACAGTATTTCGCGGAGTGTTGGGATCAGAAAGATCTTCCCACCAGGCAAATACTTTAGTTAGAAGAATTCGTGTGAATCCTATTGAACTGCGCAGACATTCAATCATTCGTGCATCTGGACATACTTTTGAATATGTTGGATTTGGTCCTGGCAATTATTCAACTGCACTTCCAGACAAACAGGACAGAGCTATTTCTCCTAGTGAAGAACTTTTAGCTCAGTCAACCAAGAAGAGTGGTGGAGTAAACTTCTACAGTGGAATGAATGATAAGGGTATTTCATATTCTGGAAATCGTAAGTCAAGTACTATCACTGGAAAAGAAGAGATTTTTGAAACTCCAGTTCAGACAATTGTCGGCGAAGATATTTCAACTCTACCAGAACTAAATGTTATTAATCCCGTAGAAGGAACATTTAGTCGATCTATCCGTGTTGAAGGTGGAAAAAATAATAAGGTTGCATCAGAATTCAACGGGCCTCTAATCGTTAATAACAAGATTACTTCTAATTCTGATAAAGGTATTGAGGCAAACTCTTTATTCTTGCAGGGTAATGCAACTGTATCAAGAAAGGTTACTGTAGGCATATCAACACCAATTGTCTCTGGTAATCCTGGAGATGTTATTTTCAATGCAAATCCAAATGAGGGCAGTCACGTTGGTTGGATTTATACTTTAGAAAGTAGTTGGAGACGTTATGGAAACTTGAGTCTCTCTGGCGATCTTAATATCGGTACATTTGATGCACTTGGCATTGGCACTAACAATCCTAGAAACTGCACATTAAAAGTTGGTAGTGGTCAGACTTCAGTATGTGTTGATGATAGTGGTGTTGGCATTGGAACCACTGCAAATGGATTTAGTTTACATGCATCTGGCCCCATCAACTTCATTGGAACTTGCTACGCTACAAATTTTGTAGGAGATGGATCTCAAATTGAGAATCTTAATGTTGAACAGACTGGTTGGGCTCCAGTTGTAGATGGAATTTACAATACAAACTTGAATAATGTGGGTATTGGAACATCTGTACCTAGATTTAATCTGGAACTTGGACCAGTTGGATCTGATGATATTTCCTTACATGTCAATGGTAAATCTAGATTTATTGGATTTATAGAAGCAAATGATATTGTCGTCGGTGGAGCTCTTACGGTAACCGGTGCATTTAATTTTGGAAATGCTGAATCCGGAAACATTCAGGCATCTTCTGTCGCTATTGGTACATCTGAACCGTCACAACCTCTTCAAGTTGGTGCTGGTACGACACAGATATTTGTTGTAGACAGTTTCGGTTCTGTTGGTATTGCATCAACACAACCACAAGCAAATCTTGATGTTAATGGTACAACCAAATTCAAATCATATTCTGAAAGAGTAAAAGATCTAGAAATCGTTGCAAATGCTGTGGCGATTAATTTATCAGATGCAAATAGTTTTACTTGCACAGCAACATCAGATATTAATGAGTTTGTTTTAACAAACATACCTTCAGAATCTACATCATTTACGATCAAAATTGATCAAGATTCTATTGGAGGTCGTACTATTAGTATTGACGTATTTAAAGATAATACGGGAACTCCTATTCCAATATATTGGCCTGGAGGAGTTGTTCCAGTTGTAACTCCAACCGCCAACGTGTCTGACATCTATTCATTCAAGATGTTTGATGGAGACAATATCACCAGTTCTGGTATGTATGGTGTTGTTGGAGGACAGAACTTCTCATGAGTGGATTGTTTCCTAGAATTCCAACTTCTCTGGATCTTAACGGTCCAGAACTTTCTTTTATACAACAACCAATAGGAGCTGCTACTAGTGTTGCTTCTGGTGTGGTTTCTCTTATTGGTATTGCCACTGCTATATTTCCAGAAGATCAACAATCTAGAAACGAAAATAGTGGATATATTGCATATCGTTGGTATCGAAATGGAGAACTTCTAACTGATAGTGTTAATGTAACTGGTTCCGCAAGCACTACGTTGACACTATCTGGATTAAAAAATCCTGATGATAACGGAATTAATGTTTTTGTTCGTGCCGATTATATTCCATCTGCATATGAAAGTGGTACAACTGGAAATGCATACAATGAACCACTTGATTCCAATACTGCAACTATTACAGTATTTCCGACTTTTGAGATTACAAATCAACCTAAAGATTTAACAGTCGTTGAAAACATTCCAGCAGTTTTTAACGTTGACGCGGAAACATCTGATGGATCTGAATCTAAACTATCATATCAATGGAGTTTGAATGGTCAACCTTTAGTTGATGATGCAAGTTCTATCATCGGATCTCAGACAAAAGAACTGAGAATTACAAGGAGCATACCTGCACTGGAGAGAGTTTTTTGTACAGTCTCTCATTCTAATGCACAACCAGGTATTCTTACAACAACTGAAGCAAAGTTGGATATTACACCAGCAAGAGTTGTTCTCAATTATGAAAGATTTGGTGCTGGTTCTGGTGGTAGTGTTTTGGTGGGATCTAGAAACTTGGTTGCCGGAGGGCATTTATCGTTCCGTGCTGATGCAAATGTAAAGTCTCGTACAGTTGTTGTTTATCCTCCAGAAAAAGACGTAGATGTAAAGATTACACTTGGTGCAGCTGCTGGTGCTGATCGCGGAAATTATCGTGGAGGAAATGGTGGAATTTCAGTATTTAAAATGAGAATGATAAAAGATACTGAGTATGTCATTAAACTTGGTGTGAACTCTTTTCAAGGCGGAGGACCAAAGGGTGGAAATAATGGAGGTGGAGGACTTGCTGTTATCTATCGTAAGGCAACTGTGATTGCTGTTTGTGGTGGTGGGGGTGGTGCCGGTACTAATGGTCGTGGTGGTGATGGTGGTGGATTGCAAATCGCTGGAGAAGATGGTAAAGGAAGAAATCATGGAATTGGTGGAGAGTTTTTTTCTGTTGACAATTTAGGTGTTGCTGGTTATACTCAAGCAGGAAGAACTGCATACAATCAATTTGACTCTAGAAGTTCTGGTGGAGGTAAACTTGGTGGATGTACATTAGGTAAGTACTGGCATATTCAGGGAAAGACACCTTGTGAAGATGTGGGGAATGTTAGATTTTATAGTGCTGGTGGAGTTCCTGATAATCAAACCTCTATATTGATTCGCGGATATAAGTCTGGTCAGGGATTCCGAAACAACGGTGGTGCTGCTAGTGGTAATCAAGGTGGTGGTGGAGCTGGAGCAAGAGGTGGATCTGGTGCATTGGGTGATGGTGCAGGTGGTGGAGGCGCTTCTGGTTATGCATCTAGTGAAATTGAACTTCTGAATAGTTTGGAACTTCCTGGAGGTACAGAGTTGGGTGGTAATGATGATGTTTCATTTATTACAATCGAAGCATTTACAACCTCACCGGATAATAACTACCCACCATATATTCCACCTGCATCTGGTGCTCCAATGTCGAGAGAAAGAACAGTAACTTGGAATGTTTCAAGAAGTACCGGTAATGAAAACACCATCACTTTTACAAAGGAGAGTGGTATTGGTCCATCATCATTAACTTGGGGTCCAAATAGTGCAAGTTTAACATCACAGATTTCTAAGGATGCTGTATATGTGTTCTCAAGTTCAACATCAAGCACTGGTCAGGAACTCAGTCGAACACTTGATGGAAACACTCTGAAGATAGAGGATGGTGGTGATAATGATTTTGATGATTTGACCATTACTCCAAGTGATGGAAGATTTATAAATGACTCTCGATGGGTTGCTGATTGGTAATATAAATAATAAAAAATATATTGGGGGAGAGTGAACCCAAATGGCAGTCAACAAGAATTTTGTCGTTAAAAATGGATTACAGGTTAGTGATAATCTAATTTTTGCAGACGCACTAGAAGGTAGAGTTGGTGTTGGAACAACATCTCCTAAAGATCATCTTCTTCATGTTTTTGGCGGCATTGGAGTTACTGATGCTTATGTCGCAGGTATTACTACTATTGCGGATAATCTTCAGGTTGGTCTGGGTGGAACAGTACTGAATGTTATTGCAACTCCTGGTATTGAAAACTTTATTGGTATTGGAAACTCAACACCGGAATACTTATTAGATGTTCGTGCTCCAGTTTCTACAGGACAAACTTCATTATATGTTTACGGTGATGCAAGAATTACTGGTGATTTGCATGTAGGCGATGATCTAACATTTGACGAATTAAATGCTCGACATGCGGATATCTCTGGACAAACAAGTATTAATCTTTTAAGTGTTTCTGGTATATCAACATTTACGGGTATTGGATCTTTTGGAAGTGATCTGTACGTTGATGGAAATTTAAATGTAGTTGGTGATGTTGTCTATGATGAGGTTAATGGAAGAAACCTCAGTATAAGTGGTATTACAACAACACAAAACCTTGATGTTCCAAATCATACTTTATTAAATACACTTAGTGTTTCTGGTGTATCAACTTTAACGAATCAAGTAGAGATTCGAAGTGATGATACAGCGCCTGGTAGAATTGATTTTTATTGTGAAGTCAACAATCTTCATAGAGTAAGATTAAAGTCTCCCCCTCATGCAGAATTTAGTGGTAATCCAGATGTAATACTTCCTAGAGTATCTGGTGACCTTTTAGTCGGTAATACTACATCACCAATCAGTCAAGATCTGAATACGACTGGTATCATCACCGCAAGTTATTTCTATGGAGACGGAACACATCTTGAGAATGTAATTCGTGGAGTTGGCATTCAGACTGGTGGTGGACCTATTTCATATGGTGCCACGATTCTTAATTTTGCTGGTCCTGGTGTTAGCACTTCATATTTTGATTCGAATGTTGGTGTCGGAACTATTTTCTTTCGCGGTGGCGGAGGAGGAGCAAATGTAGAAGTTTCAAACAGTGCTCCCGAAGATCCAAATCTTGGTGACCTTTGGTTTCATAGTGAAATAGGTAGAACTTTTATTTACTATGATGAAACTGAACTTGGTGTCGGCACTGATGCTTTCTGGGTTGATGCAGCTCCTGCTAGTTCTTCTGGTAATAATAATGTTTCTGGTAGCACATCAATAACTGTTTCTGAAAATGCTCCAAACACATCCCCTTTACAAGAAGGTGCTCTCTGGTGGAATAGTTCTGCAGGTGATGCAAGTTTATATGTCCTTTATCAAGATCCAGATACTGGATTAAAACAGTGGATTGAAGCAAGTCCTGCTACTACTACTGTTGATATGTCTAATTATAGCACCACTGCTGAAGTTAACACTATAGTTGACAATAAAATAGCAAATGCTGCTCTGAGTTTAGCCTCTCTTCCAACACTTCCATAAATAATAAGAAGGAGTCATCTAAAAAGTGTCGTTAAATTTTCCAAGTTCACCATTCATTGGTCAAGTTTATTATAATTCTACCGCTCAGTATTTTTATGAGTGGAATGGAAGTGTTTGGAAGAGCGTTCCTCAAACAAGTTCTTCACATATAAAAGTGATTGATGATATTTCTTCTTCATTTAATGGAGTTAATACATCATTTGCGATTACTTCTGATACACAAGTGATATATCCAGAGTCATCAAAATTGATTCGATTAAATTTGGGTGGTGTAATACAAGATCCATCAAGTGATTATTCTGTTTCTGGATCTAATTTAATATTTTCTACGCCGCCAGCTGCAGGATTATCTTTTTCTGCTATTATTCTGGGGACAACATATAATACATTTGGAACCGACATTCAAATTGTTGGTGAAGTACTTCTTGGATCTTCTCCATCATGGACTGGAACCTCTGGAATTACAGTTTCTCAACAATCATCTGGAACATATCGAGTGGTTTTTGATTCCAGTTTTGGTTCCCAATATGACTACATTGTTAATGCAAATATTATGGATCATGATGTGTCTGCAATTGGCATTACCAGACATACAGATCACTGCGAGTTCACAATTTCTGATACAAATACTGGTAATGCAATTGACACTGGCAGTCTGTCTGTCAGTATAATTAATAAACCATAAGTGACTCAATTCTATAAATAAAAAAGTAGTGCCTAGTAACCCAAGAGAACGAAAATGGCAATTAAAATCCAGGGACAAACAGTTATTGATAATAGTCAAAATATCAATGTAACTGGAACTGTTACTGCAAATTCTTTCCAATTACCAGATGGATCACCTATTAGTGGTAGTGCATCTATCACTGTTGGAGAATCTGCACCAGATACGACATCTTTAGAAGAAGGTGCTCTCTGGTGGAATAGTTCCTCAGACGACGCAAGTTTATATGTTCTTTATGCTGATCCAGATACTGCAGCAAAACAGTGGATCGAGGCAAGTCCCGCTACTTCTACAGTTGATTTGAGTGCTTATAATACATCTACTGAAGTTGATACAAAAATTGCTAATGCTGCACTTAGTCTGTCCTCCTTACCAGCACTGCCATGAGTACCATAAATGACTCTGACCTACTTCTTGTTGAACGCAACGGAAACCTTCACCAAATTACCTACGATCAAATGAGCACACTAAACGACGACGATATCCTACTCGTAGAACGCGGTGGGGTTCAATACAAAGTAGAAGCACAGTATATAAGTACTGGACCCAACGGTTTGATTGTCCCTCCCGTTGAAGTCCTTACACCCATCAATGGTGCTGGTATTACTGAGTTTGATCAGTATGAACCTCTATCTAGTGTTATCACTGCAGTAGGAGAAGCAGGCACGCTTGCCAAAGACACTGACGATATTCAGAGTGTTGCTGATGAAAGCGCATGGAATGAAAGTCAGGTTTGGAGTGGGGGATCAAGTTCGGATGGTTATTCTGGATATCCAGTTACGAATGCTTTTAATGGCGATCTTTCAAACATAGTTTATGCACCTATTGAGAACCCCCTGACTATAACCTTACCTGGAGGTTCTATACCATTAACAAGTGGTTTAAGAGTTTATGCTATAAAAGCCGGATCTCAATCCAGTTTCTTTGTTAATGGCAACGACTATACATCTCAAGTCGGCACTTCTGCTGGATGGCACACAATCACAGGAGAAACAGAAATTACAAGTATTGGAATAGTAAATAATAATGTCGACTATACTGGTTTATACGCGGTCGAAGTCAATGGGAAACTCCTGATTGACGCAATTGATGACAGTCAGGTTTGGAGTAGTTTTGGTACTGGCACTCATTATGGTGTTAGAGATTGGAGTAAAGCATTTGATGGTGTTATAAGCACCAGCCCTAATGGACATGCATTTCCCAACCCAAGCCAAACCATGACTTGGACGCCCCCTTCACCCATAACTGTAAACGAGTCTGTAGTCCTTTACGGCCTTAATGATACCGATAGTTCGACTTATGGGATGAAAGTTAATGGAAGTAGTAGCTTCTTACCCGCGAGCACTGGGTATGGACAGCCTATAACTATTCCGGCTGCTGATATTGGTGGATCTTTGTCTAGTATTTCGTTAATATGTAACGCATCGCAATACGGACCATATCTGACGGCTGTTGAAGTTGACGGCAAACTATTGATTGATGAGGGCATTCGCACTCGTCCAACAACAGGAAATAAAGTCCTCTCATTCCCCACCAACACTAACTTCAGCAGATTGTCGGTTGGTGATGTGATTCAGAATTCGGAATTCAATATTTCCCACACGAATTCGGGTACTATATCGAATGGAAATTTATCAATATCAGCAACTTCAAATTTCTATGTTGAAGGTTTATCAACAGTTCCTGCCTCAGGATATAATAATTATACCGAACTTACAGTTGATTCTGTTTCTGGTAACTCACTGATGGGTTTTGCTGTTGGTGATGCAAGCACATCGATCATTTCGGGATTAGGATCATATGTTACTTATAGAGAAAACGGTGCAATCATTAAATATCCCGGCAACCAAACCCTTGGTAGTGTTGCATCTTACACTGCGGGCGATGTCCTTGGCATAGCCATAGATAGTACTAATGTCAAATTTTATAAAAATGGTGCCTTACAAGGCGCTTATACTCATGGATTAACTGGTGAATATTTTGTCACTGGTTTTGGTGCTAATCAACATTATCAAGGCACAACAACAACAAAACTCACTGCTAACTTTGGTGCAACTGACTTTGTACATACTCCACCAACTGGTTACTCAGCACTTGGCACGCAAATCATAGCCATTGAAGCTGATGCAACACCTCCGACTATTACTGTTAGTGGTGGTACTTGGGATACTACAAACCAAAGTCAGGTTTGGAGTAATTGGTCTGCAGAGACTGGTTCTTTATACTTAGATGGTAGAAGAGTAAGTGCATTCAATGGAGACTTCACAAATATTGGACCTGGTGCTTTTGCGGGTAATCCCAATGTTATTCAGTGGAATGGAAACATTGAGTGGACTGATAAGATTGAAATTATGGTTGCAAACCAAGCCGCAAATACTAGTGGAGTAATAGGACCCTGGTTCTTTGAGTTTATTCATGCTGGAGGAACATTAAGAATAGATTCTAGTAATTGGACCGGACATAACAGCACTGACGCTGAAATTTCTGCCGGAACAATTCCCTTCTTCGACTTTACCAGTCAATTGGTTTCTCCACTAACCAGAATTAGAGTATCAAATGGAACAGGTAGTCAACATGCTCCAAGTATCGGTGCTGTTAAAGCAGATGGTAAACTCTTGGTTGATGCAATCGAAGATAGTCAAGTTTGGAGTAACAATGCTGTCACCACGGGGAATAGTGGAAATTGGACAGATCTAAGTAACTTATTTAACGGCAATCTCAGCAACTATGCACATGCCAACATTAATGCTAGCCCTGTCGTAGTAACCCTTACATTTGATCCCCCACTGCCTGCAACTAGTGGAGTCAAAGTGTATGGTGGAATGACAAATAGTAATGTTATTTGGAGAGTTAATGATGAAGCCAATGCTCCATTTAATAGCGCCAATTACAACTCTGTTGAAAATTTCTACTCATTTACAGGAGATGTAAGTAGTATTACTATTGGAAATTCTGATGGTACCAATAATTCGTCTGGCTTGTACCTTTATGGTGTAGAAGTTGACGGTAAACGTCTGATTGAACCAGGCATTCGTGATTTTGGCGACAGTAGTCTGTCATCTTCTATCCCCTATGAAAAGAGTCTGACCTTCACTGATGACACTCAACTGGCTAATATGGTTGGACCTATTGAGATGACGGATGCAAACGGTGATGTTGTAACTCCCGTTAGCGACACCATTGCGAACGTTAGTGGCAACACACTTACTCTTGCAAGTGACACCAATCTTGCATACTTCCAACCTGGTGATGAAGTTCAGACTGGAGTTCAAGTCGTTTCAGTTGATGAAGCTGCTCCTAGTATCACTGTTGATGGTGGAAGTTGGTATGGCGCTGATGGCACGGGTGGTACCTATGAAATCTCGAAGTCTCTGAGATTTAACTCAGCTGATGTGGCGTCTCTTTCAAAAGAATTCTCGTCTGCAGGAAACCGTAAGACCTGGACTTGGTCATCTTGGGTAAAAATTAGTGCCACAGGTTATCATAACTTGTTTGCCAATCTAGAAAGCAATACGAATGGACTTTATGTATATTTTTACGATAACAAGTTATACATTGAAGACTATCAATTAAGTAATGGAGCTAATTTAAACGTCGACGCTTCGTTCGGTGATTACGCAGATTGGGTTCATATCGTAATTGCTTACGACACGACCCAGGCTAACGATGTCGATAGGGTGAAAGTGTATGTCAATGGCGAACAAAGGACAGTAAACGGAGGATTTCCAGCCCAAAACCAAGATGGTCAATGGAATCAAGGATCCCGCACTCACTATATTGGAAGGCAAACTGATTCCGTTACAAATTACACCTTAGATGCATATTTAGCTGACGTATATTTTATTGACGGCCAAGCTCTTGCACCGACTGCATTTGGTAAGGTTGACAACAATAATGTCTGGCAAGCTAAGGCAGCATCTATTCCTAGCCTTAACAATGGTACGACCTGGTCAAGTTCTAGCTACAACGCAGTGACTGGAACAACTGGTTCCACGGACATGACAAATGCGTTTGACGGTGACCTTTCTACATTTACATCATTGGGTTCTGGAGACGGATCTACCACTGCAACTGCTGTTTTTACTCCGCCATCACCAATTACAGTAAACACTGGTGTACGTGTGTATATTGGTGTAGACCGAGGACAAAAAATTTCCGTCAACGGAAGTCAAACCAATGCCTCCGTTTCTGCTGGATGGAATAATGTCAGTTTTACAGGTACACTAACATCGCTGTCTATTGGCCCAACAAATGCAGGTTCTTCAAGCAATATTGCTGCCATTGAAATTGATGGTGTTGTATTAGTTGATGGAGCTACTGCTTATGGCACAAATGGCTTCCACTTAGACTTCAGTGATTCAAGCAGCACATCCACATTAGGATACGATGCGAACGGGACAGTAACTACTGGCAATTCTGGTCCTTGGGCTAGCGGATTTAGCAGTGGTACGGTTTCAAGCGGTGATACACACAGTACAAATGCTAATACTAATACTCTGAATATTGATACTGCTGCTTTGGGTGCTTATGACATTACAATCACTAAGACTGGAGGTGCAAATGACATCTATCTCTCAACAAGTGATACAAATAGTGGTTACAACTTCCTTGAAAACAATCTGACAACAGTCAGAATTACCAATACCGGAACTCCCAGCCATAGTTTTAGTCGATGGGTGCAGATTGCAGGATCTGGTGGTGGAAATGTAACTGTAAGTATTACAGGAACTGCAAATGGAACTATTACCGGAAACAACTGGACCGTTAATAACCTCACTGCAACCACATCTACCGCTACTTATAATTCAACATATGGTAGTGGTATTATCGCTTCACAGGCAGAAAAAGTCTTTGACGGCGATCCTTCAACCTATGGTGTTGCTAATTCTGATTTTGTAGGTTTTAACTACAGTGGCACATCCCTTTTGTTCAAAATTGAAAACAGCAGCTCATCTGATAGGTATTTCTTAGTCCAGCCTTGGGTAAGCGGAACAGTTAGCAACAGTGGTACTTTTGGTGGCCAGTCAGTAGGAACTGTATCTGGAAACCAATGGACAATACCTGCAAACTCTACAGGAACAGCAGTATTTACATTCCCTAGTGGTTACGATGGTTATGGAAGACTTTTCCCCAGTAATTCAGGAGCCGATCAACGCATTTACTACATGGTTGCTGGTCCTGCAGATGGTGGAGATATTGACTCTCTTGCAGACACTCCCACTTCTAACTATGCAACTTTGAACCCATTATTCGGTGGACAGAACAGTCCAGTATTATCAAATGGTAATTTGACTTATAGTCATCAGACTGGAGTAATGATTGCTACTATGCCTTTTGGTAAGACTGGAAAATGGTATTTTGAAGTTGAAATGGTTGGCAGTAATGCTGGCATTGGTATTGCCCTTAATGGGGTACCTAGTAATCAGTATCTTGGATATGATACTAACTCGTGGACATATTATTCCAACATGAATAACACTTCTGGCGGAATATATACAAATTATAATTCTAATGGTACTATTATACCTTATGGATCGGGATATACCAGCGGCGATGTTATTGGTGTTGCTTTTGATAGTGATACTGGAGAACTTTCTTATTATAAAAATGGTGTATCTCAGGGTGTTGCTTTTACTGGATTTAATGATGGAAGGGACTACTTCCCGGCCGTTGGTAGTGGATCTTTCAGCGGAAATTTAAACTTCGGCCAACGTCCTTTTGTCTATGATGCACCAAGTGGTTACAAGGCTCTCACCACGGCTAACATGACTGAACCAACAATCAAAGACGGCTCGAAGTACTTTGATACTGTGACTTATTCAGGAACTGGTGGACCACAAAATATCGATGGCATGGCCTTTTCACCCGATCTCGTATGGATCAAGACAAGCAGTCCGGCAAATGACCATGTTTTGATTGACACAGTAAGGGGTCCTGGCAAACGACTTTTTAGTAACCTTACTCAAAGTGAATCAGACCAACCAACTTCTCTTTCTTCATTTAACAGTGACGGATTTACACTTGGTTCACATACATCTGTCAACCAAGCATCTCATAGTTATGTTGCCTGGGCCTGGGATGCAGGTGACACCACAGAAACAATTGCTGTTGGTGGTCTGAACAGCTCTGCTTATGATCAAAGCCAGACTTGGAGTACTTATGGAACCTTTACTGGTAATTTCAGTCAAGGTGGCAATATATACAACTGGGTTGGTGTTTTTAATGACGGTGAACTTTACAACGATTATGGTTCAATGTACTTGCTTGATGGTACGGGTAAGTGGACATTAACTAATCCTATTGCTTGTAACTCTGAAGTTAAGTTCTACATGCACACAGCTACGAGTTTTACGATCAATGAGGGACTAAGCGATGAAATAACAAGTACTTCAACCGGGTCTGGCTATCATTATCATTCAATACCTTTTACTGGTGATATAGCAAGCATTAAAGTCAACACAGCAGGTACATACCTAATTCGTATTTTTGTAGACGGCAAAGCCTTAATTGATCCTACTATTTCTATGCCAAACGTCCCATCACTCGGATCACAAGTCCGAGCCAATCCGGAGGCTGGGTTCTCAATAGTAACTTTTACAGACTACACTTTCTACACTGATTATACTTTGGCTCACGGATTGAATGATACTCCTAAATTTATTATTGCACGCGATTCAACTTTAACTTCTCAGTGGGCTGTTTATCATTCCGATTTAACTTCTGGACATAACTTATATTTAAATCAGACCGCAGCATCAGGGACAAGAGCTACTGGTAATATATTCGTAGGTGATCCAACATCCTCTGTCTTTACATACCGTTCTAATAACGGCGGTAGCCCTCATAATGGAGTCGCTTACTGTTTCGCCCCAGTGGAAGGCTACTCAGCCATGGGCAGCTACACCGGCAACGGTTCTACTGATGGCCCGTTCGTATATACCGGCTTTAAGCCAGCATTTTTAATGATTAAGAACACTGGTGGCGATGACTGGTACATTTATGACAATGAACGTTCAAATACAAAACCATTATTCCCTAATGGTAACTATGCAGAACAACCAGATGATAGACCAGTAGAGTTTCTCAATAACGGATTTAAAATTAGGTATAATCAATTCTTCAATGCTACTAATGCGAATATGATCTACATGGCCTTCGCTGAACATCCAGAAAACACAACACCTGAAGTTGATACATCTGGTGAAACACAGGTTGCACTTGATCCACTTGCGGCGATTGCAACAGATATCCTTGAAATTAATGGTACGACAATGTATCTGAACGGTGCAACAGGTCCTTGGCGTACAGGACTCTCCATCGAGGGTTCACAAATTAATGCTGCACCTCCAGGACCAAGTGAAATTACTTTCACATCTCAGAATCAAGGCACTCCTGTATTCAGTGGTGTGGATGCGACTCTCGCAAGTCGTACCTGGACATTGGAATCTGGAGCATCTGCAACAGGTCCTTGGACATTGGTTGATACTTATAGTGACTTTGGAGTTCTGAACACACAAACAGGTGCTACACCTTGGACAGAGAACAAACCCACACTTCAACCAAATACCTACTACAGAATTAAAGTTCAGTACAATTCCACCAATGCAGATTCTGTCGAATCTGTATACAACACCTTTAAAACCGGAGACGAATGATGAAGTACTACCATCAACCAGAAAATAGAATCATCACAACAGAAGAATTAATTCGCAAGTATGGGTCTCCAACACCCGTACCCGGACTTGGGACTTATGAACTTACTTCCCAACCAGAGTTTACACCAGTTGCATTTGCACTGATGCCTGATGGAAAATATGCTCCAATCCAGAGCATCTGATATATTAATTACCAACTTTACCCAATTTCTAAATACTAAAAGAAATGTTCAAACAAAATTTCGCACACAATGATCGGTCATATAATGCTCAGTCACAATACAAAGGAGGTAATTGAAAATGTCCGCTATTAATTTTCCCGATCCTAGTCAATCACCATGGACCAATGAATCTACAGGTATTACTTATACCTACTCAAATGGTGTATGGAAGGCATTAAGTTCTGAGGAAACATTCCTTAAACAAGCTGATGCAGATTTAGCATATTTAAAGAAAAATGACGGTGGAACACAACAAGTCATCTCTGGTGGTGGCGGACTGAATGTCGATGGTGATGTTCAGAAGAAAGGAAATACTGTTCCTTCTGCTGTAATGGGAGCATCGGCACCATCAAATCCTGGTATATGTGATTTCTGGACTGATACTTCTGGCGATGATCCAGTCCTTAAAAGCTGGAATGGTACAGAGTGGGTAGAAGTTGGATCTTCAACTCCTAGTGAGCTTTCTCCCGTCATCAGTAATGTAACCTTGACAGAGAATGATACTACTGGAGATCGTTTTACCAGTCAGACATTTGATGTTGATATTACAATGCTGCGTGAAGGTGAACCATTCAGTCAAAAAGGACTTAAAGGTGAGGTAACTGCTGAATTTTCAGTTTATCCAAGTACTGAGTCAATTGCTTCCAATGCAATTACTACATTCCCAAATGATAATAAGTCATACAACTCCGTAAGCTATACTAATTATGGTTCTGCAAAAGTTTATGGAACCGATCCAACGGGAAATGGTGTTTGGTACTTCATAAGAGGATTTAGTTCCAACCAATATCAGTTTTGGATAAACGCTGACCCCGGTACGCCGTCCCAGAGCTATGCCTGGGGTACTTCAGATCATACCAACAGCTACAGTTCGGGTTATATCGACGCAGCTACTTACTTTGAAAGTCCCGACGAGAATTATATCTTTGCTCATAGATTCAGACGCGATTGTTCTACTGTAATGCCTTCTTGGAGAAGACCGGCTGACGGTAGTGGCCCTTGGCAAGCGTTTAATAATGGAGGGCATGAAATGTCAGTACCTTTTTGGGATTCTGAACATCAAGTCTGGTGGACTTTCCGTATGAGTGGCACTTCGCTACAGTACTGTAAAGGCACTAGTATGGGATCGACGAGTCTGGGTGAGAGGTGGGAGACCAGTAATACATCTCAATCTAGTGGAATGTATGCCGTTGGTCCTGATAGAATAGTTGTAACTCGCCGCAACAACAATTCTGGCACAGTTCGCACGAATGTATTTGCTAGAAACAGTGATTCTGGTATTCAAGAACTTGGTGGCTCTAGTGCGTTAGATAATAACAATAGCAACGCCGAGTATATTAAATATTTGAATGGTATTTACTGGATTAACGTTGATGGTAATTTATATAAATCATCAGATGGCTACAATTGGTATTCTGGGGGTGCTATTAGTACCGATTCAGATTACTATAATATCGGTCTCGAATATAACCCCGAATCAGGGAAGATTGAAGCCTATGGTTACAGATATAGTGGCAGAAGATTGCAAGTACACACCACCAACAACAACGGTGCTACATGGGTTTTAGCACATGATACTTCATACACTGATAATCAGAGACCGCAGATGGTGTTCGTTGCTGGTAACAAATTGATATGGTGGGGTTATGATAGTAACAGATTCCATGAATATTCCTACCCTTACAATGAACAAACTGTCACTTTGTCTGGCACTGGTGGCGACTATGCTGATTTCAATGTAGGAGATTCGATTCGACCTGCGGGTTCATCAATTTCATCTGAGCGAGGAGTAATCACTTCTATCTCAGGCACAAGCATTGCGGTTAAATCTGACTACGTTTATCAAGCTGGTGACGTAATAGAAGCTGTTCATCCAACTGGTACTTCAGTTTCCAGTCGTTATCTTGTTATTGATGCGACCGGATCAGTTACGAGCACTGTTAGTTCTGACCCTGGTTACGTAAGCATTGGTCCTAATACCAGTAAAACCCTTACCTTCCCAGCTACTTTCCCATCAGGCAATGCACCTGATGTTGAACTTCCTGCTGGAACAACCTTTAAGGTCTCTGCACAAGCCACCAACTCTATTGGCAGCAGCGAATTTGGACCATCTAACGTTATTACTCCTGCTTGATATTAAAAAGTAAATCTACAACTTTAAACCAATGGACTACGCAACCTATCTATCTGCTAAAAAACTGTTCGAATCTTACGATCTACGAGTAGAGGATAACTCTCTGACTGTAGATGCTGCTTACACAATCAAAGTTGGTAGTGATGTAAGATCTGAAAGAAACTCCAAGTTAGCTGCCACCGACCATCGTATGGTGGCAGATGCTCCTTGGAATACTGCTGCCTGGGCGACCTATAGACAGCAACTTAGAGATCTGCCTTCTCAGGGTGGATTCCCGCATGATGTAACTTGGCCAACAGAGCCAAGTGCATGATTTAATTTGACTCAATTACTTCTCTATACTATAGTCAATTTCTAAATACTAACAGAATGTCCAATTACAACAACGGGTCATATAATGCTCAATCACAATACAAAGGAGGTAATTGAAAATGGCCGTCATTAATTTCCCAGATCCAAGTCAATCACCCTGGACTAATACTACAACCGGCGTAACATATACTTATATCAATGGTGCGTGGAAAGTAACTGGTGGTACTGGTGGTGGTGATGCATCAATTACTGTAGGAACAACTCCACCAGCACCAGCAACAGTGCAAGAAGGTGCTCTTTGGTGGAATAGTTCTGCAGATGATGCAACATTATATGTTCTTTATGTTGATCCAGACACCAATGCAAAGTATTGGGTCGAAGCAAGTCCATCTCTTTCCGCTGGCGGCAGCGAAATAGATTTATCTACATTGGCATCGCTTCCTTCAGCAGGAGAGTAATATCTAATGACCACACTTCAGAACGGCGACAGTTTTCTTGTCCAAAGAACGGACTCACAATCAGGAATATCAACAAACTATCAAGTATCACAGGAGAATCTAATGGCAAACTTAGCAGATGATGATTTGCTGCTGGTGCAAAGAACATCGGCAGGTATTTCAACAAACTATTCAATCACTGGATCTGCTTTGAAGGAAGATCTTAGTGCCACTACCGGATTGATTCGTCCGCCTGTTGCAGTTCTGACTCCTTTGAATGGTGCTGGTATTACTGAGTTTGATCAGTATGAACCTCTATCTAGTGTTATCACTGCAGTAGGAGAAGCAGGCACGATTGTCAAAGATACTGACGAGATTCTAAGTGTTGTTGATGAAATTGCTTGGCAAGAAAGCCAGGTATGGAGTAATGACCTTCAGTCTTCTAGTGGGTGGTTGTATGGACCTACTTCCACCTTTGATGGAGTTGGAAATGAAGGCGCTCCTTATACATATGCTCAGGTTTCTGTTACCGGATCATCTATAACATTCACACCAAGTACACCTATTTCATATAGTGAGTCAATCTCTATCTACATGGCCTCAGCTGGTGGAACTGCGTCCGTAAATGGCGCTGCCGCTATCGCTGTTGCTAATAGCTCAGACTCAGTAATTGCATCAGGATCTGGAACCCTCACTTCGTTAGTTCTTAATGCGTCTAACTCAACGACTTTAATGTATATTAAAGTTGACGGTAAATTCCTGATTGATGCAGTCGATGATAGTCAGGTTTGGAGCAGCAATACAGTTACAGGAACTCCATACCCCGGTTATAGCTGGCCGGCCGTTTTTAATAATACTGTCACTGGATCTCCCGGCCCCGACAATACTATTGTCCCTCAGGGCGGGTATACTCAACTAGATTTTGCAGATCAGTTCCCATCTGCTTCAGAAGTAGAAGTCATTTATTTTGGCGGTACGGGCGGTGAAATTTACATCAATTATGGAGAAACTTCACAGCAAAGCATTGATGCTACCACTAATGGTATTAGTGGAAATGAAGTGCAACCTAGTCATACATTTACAACTACTGAACTGAAAAATATTAGAATTCAGAATAGTGCAAATGCGAATTTCCCTTATCTATACGCTATTAAAGTTGATGGCAAACTCTTGGTTGATACGGGTGTTCGCACGCCACAAACCAGTGGCAATAAAATTCTTTCATTCCCTACCAACACCAACTTCAGTGGACTGTCGGTAGGTGATGAAGTTCAGACAGGCGTTACAATCACAGCCATTGACGCTTCTGCTCCTTCGTCGCAAGAGGAAATTGTATATGCGACGCTGGACCCGGATCGTTTGCTTGGCAGCTCAACTTTAAGTAATGGAAATCTAGACGGATCAACGACCTCTGCCGAAGGAGGTATTTATGCAACGATTGGGGTAAGCTCTGGAAAATGGTTCTGGGAAATTACTTGCACCAATGATGGTGGAATGATTGGTGTTGGTGATCAGGCATATCCAGCTAATAATTGGCATAATGGAACTGGCGGAATGTTCTACTATTATTACAACGGTACTAAATACTACGATAGCAATCAAAGTGCGTCGTATGGCAGTTCGTATGGTGCTGGCGATGTTATTGGTGTTGCCTTAGATATGGATAATGGTGCCCTTTATTTTTACAAAAATGGTGTTGTTCAAAATTCTGGAACTGCTGCCTTTACCGGACTAACCGGTAAGACTATAATGCCGTTTATTCAAGATGGCGCTGGCTCAGGGTTCAATTTTTCTGCAAACTTCGGTCAAAATGCATGGACACATGAGCCTCCAAGTGGATATGTAGGATTATCTGAGACAGAAACAACATATACATATCCGTCTGTAACTGTAAGTGGCGGCACTTGGGATACTTCAGATCAAAGTCAGGTTTGGAGTGGTGGCCTAACCACACCTTCTAATTCCTTTAATGGTGGACAGCCTGCAACTTCTGCCTTTGACGGTGATCTAGAAACTTTTGCAGGTGCAGGATCTGTTGGTGAAGATATGGTCTTCCAACCAACAACACCTGTTAGTTATTCAGATTCAGTTGAGGTCTATATTTCCGGACATGCTGGACAAATAATTTTAAATAGTAATTCTCCAGTGGCTACAACAGATTCTCCTGGATGGGTAACTTTAGTTAGTGGAAGTTCTGGTTCTATTAGTTCTATTACTATTGATCCAAACTCAAACAGACGCGCAACAATCACAGCTATTCGTGTTGACGGAAGTATTCTGATTGATGCATGGAATCAAAGTCAGGTTTGGAGTAATCTTGTAGTTGGGACACTTGATACTCAATATGGAAACTCCGATGTAACCGTACCTTTCGATGGTAGCCCTGGTCCTTATTCTTCACATGGAATTAGACCAGCTGGCAACGGTAACTACTTGTCAATGGATTTTGGTACAACATTTGCCAATGCTACAACTTTAAAAATCTATGGTGATACTTCATTAGATGGAGTTACATATACAGGTACAAACGAGAACCTAGAGATCAATGGAGTTCCACTTACAGCGTCCGAGTGGGCAGATAATGGTGGAGCTTATGGACCAAGTTCCGCTACATTTACTTTAAGTAATGGATTAACCTCTCTAAGATGGGGTTATGGATCGGGATCTTACTCTTCTGGATACATATACATATTGGGAATTGAAGTTGACGGCCAACTCCTGGTTGATGCAGTCGAAGACAGTCAAGTTTGGAGTAATGGAACCTATACTGGCACAGCAGCAAATAATAATTATGGAGTAACAGATCTCTTTGCAAATGTTGGTAAAGCAGGAGATCCATTTGTCGCTAACACGATGTGGGGACTGTATCAAGCAACAGCCACATTTACACTTGATAATCCAATTCCGCTTACTTCGAACAGCACACTTGAACTGATTACATATCAATCATCCTCATCATCTGGTTCTATAACCCTTACAGGAAGTGCTGGATCATTAGTACCAACACTCACAGTAAATGGTGGGAACGTCTTTGGTAAAACAACTGTAAGTGATCCCTACGCATCTTTGGGAGGTTCTATTACAGCAATTACTATTGCAGCCAGCGGTGCAGATTGGACCTCTTTAGAAGGAATTATTGTTGACGGAAAAAAAGTCATTGACGCAGGTATTCTTCGTGATTTAGGCGACAAAAAGATTAGTTCTCGTACTCCATATGAAACGTCCCTGACCTTCACTGACACTACTGAATTGGATAACATGGTTGCACCGCTTGAGATGGCGGACGCAACTGGTAGCAACTCACTGACTCCTATTACTAGTAATGTTGTTAGCACGTCATTTACTCCTGCCTCTTCATTTTTTAATACGACAATTTATACTGGGAATAGTGGCACGCAGACAATCGAGAATGGAATTGATCTAAGCGGTGAAGGGGGCTTGGTTTGGCTTAAAAACAAATCGACAAGCAATACTTATCACGCGCTTTTCGATACAGAGCGTGGCACTGAACGATATTTATATAGTAATGGCACTGGTGATGAGAATTATTACGCAAACAATGGTGTAACCTCGTTTAATTCAAACGGTTTTACCGTAAAAGGAACATCTGATTGGTGGGGATTGAGTGGTGAAGAAATTGTTTCATGGACATTCCGTAAAGCACCAGGATTCTTTGATATAGTTACATGGACCGGCGATGGATCTTCAAGCAGAGAAATTCCTCATAATCTGGGAACTGTGCCTGGAATGATACTCGTTAAGCGTACTAATGATAACGATGACTGGCAGGTTTATCACAAATCTCTTGGTGCTACTAAATCTTTGCAATTAAATCAAAATTATGCTGAAAGTACGGTTAGTGATAGGTGGTATGATACAGAACCTACAAGCACTGTGTTTACAGTTGCCAACACATCTACTAATTCTAATGGAAAAACTTTCATCGCTTATGTTTTTGCTGACAATCCATCCACTCAAATCAAGTGTGGTAGTTACTTAGGTAATGCGACCGGTGGTGGCACTCCAGCTGTACCGAATCAGATTGATTGTGGATTTAGACCAAAGTTTTTACTTATTAAAAATGCAGGCAACACTTCACCTTGGCTTATTTTTGACGATAAAAGAGCCGATAGATGGCTCTATGCCGATGAGCCTGATTCGGAAGGGAGCGGAGGCCATATAGTATTTAACGATACTGGATTCAGTTTGCCTACCGGACTTCATTATGTGAACCAGGACAATCTGGAACATATCTTTATGGCAATCGGTGAAGCCGGCAGTCCGGACACAACTGAACTCACGTTCCAAGATAATACCTCTCTCAGTGCGTTGACTTCTGGAATGACTGTGACCTCTAATGCAGCGTCTACTGGACTATCTTTTAGTACGACAATTTATAGCGGCAACTCTACACATACAGGTAGTGGAGCTGAACAGGTTATCACTACTGGAGTTGACAATACTCAAAAATCAATGATTTGGTTTAAGAATAGAAGTGGCAGTTCGGATCACATAATGTTTGATACATTGAGAACTCCTCCCGATCATAGATGGTTAACCCCCAATAAAAATTGGGCGGAAATTGATGGCGCAGCAGTTTTAAAGGATAGGACAACTAGCGGTTTTACTGTTGTTCATCCTACAAGTGGTTCTGGGGTAGCAGCAACTAACCCAAATTCTAATGAACCAGATATGGTCTCCTGGAACTTCCGTGCAGAACCGGGATTCTTTGATATTGTAACTTGGGATGGCAATAACACCAACCGCGAGATCGCTCATAATCTTGGTAGTGTGCCTGGATTTATAATGATAAAAAGATATTCTGGAAATGAAGATTGGACTTGTTATCACAAATCCCTTGGAGCTACTAACTACATGCAACTTAATGGAACTGCCCGCAGTACTAACTTTAGTTTAATATTTAATAACACAGAACCAACATCTACTCATTTCACTGTAGGCACGCATGATCGTGTAAACACCACTGGTCATAGCTATATTGCTTACGTCTTTGCTGATAATCCCTCTAAAGGAATTAAGTGTGGTGTTTATTCGGGTAACAGCAGTGCTCAGACAATCGATACTGGGTTTAAAACTGGGTGGGTCATGGTTAAACAATCCACTAATGATTATAAAGACTGGGTTATTGTTGATAATGTAAGAGGTGGTGGAAGTGGTAATACTGGAAAAGGATTGGCGGCCAACGGCGATGGACAAGAGTTTGGTACAAACCTTGATTTTGTTTCAACTGGATTTGAATTGTTTGATGGATCATCCGAAGTAAACACATCTGGCCAGGACTATATTTACATAGCAATCGCAGCAAATCCAATTCTTCTGGGCGCACAGGCAACAGGCTCACTGACGGCTGACGCTGATCCTTCGACTAATACAGCAAGCGTTGCAGCAGCCTCATGGCCAACCGGTGATTCTGTAACCGGTCCTTCAGTTAGTGCCTCTTTGACATCTATCTTGGAAATTTCAGGCAATACGATTTTCGGGGATGGCTCTGCTGGCACATGGGCGCCAGGATATTACGCAGAAGGTTCACAAATTAATGCTGCACCTCCAGCACCAAGTGAAGTTACTTTCACTTCAACTGACAACGGAACTACGCCGGTCAGTATGATTGATGCAACTCTCTCTACTCGTACCTGGACTCTGGAATCTGGAACAACTGCAACTGGTCCTTGGACATTAGTTGATAGTTATTCCGATTTTGATGCCATTGATTCTCAGGATGGTGCAACTCCTTGGACAACCACCAAACCTACACTTCAACCAAATACCTACTACAGAATTAAAGTTCGTTATGATTCACTCAACGCAGATTCTGTCGAGTCTGTGTATAACACATTCAAGACCGGAGATGCCTGATGAAGTACTATTTCAAGTCAGAAAATAGAATAATTACAACAGAAGAATTAACACGTAAATATGGATCATTGGGAGCAATCCCACAATTGGGAATCTACGAATTATCCGTTCAACCTTCTTATGAGCCCGTCGGTTACAACGATCTTGGTGACGGAACATACTATCCAGTTGAGTCTTATGATTCGATGAAATCAAAGGCAATAAGTGCTCTGATGAACACAGGTATGACACAAACGCAAGCACAATCAATGCTTGCATGAGTCATCTTAAAAAGATCAGTTTACCCCCTCACATTCTTATCGTGAGGGGTTCTTTTTCTCTAAATAGAAGAGGATATTAAAAAAGTTATTTACCCCCGCAGAGAAGATGTCAAGACTTAGAGTTAATAAACTCACCAACAAAAATAATGATGGGGCACCAGAGTTCATTCATGGTGCATCTGTCACGGGTGTTGTTACTGCTACTGCCTTCAAAGGTGATGGATCCGAACTAACCGGAGTTTCGGCAGAAACTAATATTTTAAACAATGGTGTTCCATCAGGAAGTGCCTCATCAATTAATTTTGGAAATAATATTTCAGTAGATTCTGTAGCAAACGGGGTCGCAAGTCTGAGTGTCAGTGTTCCTCCTGGTCTCTCTGTAAAAGAGAACGGACAGACTCCAATTGATGCAGTCAGCTCTTTGTCCTTTGATCCAACTGGATTTACTGTTACAAATAGTGCAAGTGGAGAAGCATTCGTACAAAACTCTGCTGGCGTCGGTATTAACTCAACAGGAACTTCAATTGCAACGAATGTAAATACACTGAACTTCGTTGGTGCAGGAAATACTTTTTCGTATGATAGCGCAAACAATACCGTTAACATTAGTATTGCAAGTGGTGGTGGAGGATCTTCTTCTAGTGGGTACACTGTAACTGATTACAAGACTTTCTCTTCAGGTGGTAGTTGGACTAATAGTTCAACATATTCTTCATCATATAGAACTGATGGTGGAGTTAAAAATAATAAATTTTTCTCTCTTCGAGGAGAATACTGGGGCGGTAGTAGCGGACAAACCAGACTTAAAATAGATTCATTTTCTGTTGATACATCAACTGGTGCTATAACACAGTTGCAAGATACGTCTGCGTGGACAAACTATAGTTACGGTGGATGGAGCACAACTTTCTGGATATCTCCAGATGGAAGTGGTGCTTTCTTCTATGGTGGAAATATTCCTTGGCCTGGATATAGTAGTCACTATCAAGGATATGGTTATGGTCATGTAAATAGCAGTGGAAATTATTCTGGAGGTAGTTATTCTAAAACAGATGGAGATCATGGATATAATGGCATGATCACATCTCTTCCAACTACGAGTTATCAATATATCCTATCTGCTGGATATTATCAGCATTATAGTTATAGAGCAATGTATAGACAAAGTTATTGGAATGGATCTAGTTGGAGTATTGGTAGTATAAACAATCTTAGTTCTGATACATCAACAACATATAGTGGTACATTTATTTCTTCTCCTAACTATACTGCAAGTGGTAATGATCTTGTCTCTGTAATATGGTATAGAACAGGCCCCAGCAGCTATTATCTGAGAACGATAGCAGCAAACGGCAATCAAACTAATGTCGGCGGTTTTAATGATTGGGACCATCAGGCAGTATTCTATCAAATGGATGATGGTTCTGTAATGATGTACAGTAGTCAGGGAAATTATAAGTTTACTGATTACGCTAATAAGTCATCTATTAGTGGAACTCATCCATATCCAAGAAGTATTTACATTGATGGTGAAGGTGTTGGCAATAACAAGTTTATTATTCCTTTAGACACTAATAGTGCTTCTAAATCAGGCGCTCCACTTTTACTTGCAGAAATTAATCCATCGAACGGAACTTTAACTGCATTAGAGTATGGCCCGGAGGCTAAAATTTCTGATGGTTTCTACCCACTCAATAGCAGTTATACAAGATTCTTTACTGTCTGGGAAAGTTCTAGTGCAACTACTCCATCACATATTGTTTTTGTTGGAACACCAGGAGGTGCGAGAACTGAGGTGATGACAGTTGAGTGGCCTTTCACGACACCACTCTAAATTTATACATATCATTTATCCACCATATATACATCAAAAAAATGTACAACTCTTTATCCGCACTAAGATCTGCAAGAAACGCTAAATTAGCAGAAACCGATTGGATGTTTCTTGCAGATACTAAAGAACTTAAGAATGAAACTTATGTTGAACTGATAAAAATTTATAGACAAGAACTTCGGGATATTACAAGTGGAGTTACTGAATCTACTGTTGGATCAGTAGTGCTTCCAGATATGCCCATATATATTGATTGATTCTAAATAATTTAAGAAAAAAATCTATTCCATCTACCGTAAAGAGATATGTCCAAACTTAGAGCTAATGAATTTGTAAATAGTGATGATAATGGAGCCCCAAGTTTTCCGCATAGTGCAACCATACCCGCACCTACTGCGGATAATCACTTTGCGACTAAATTATATGCTGATACATCTGCATCAACAAAATCAACATCTACGTCAATTACAAATACAATTTCAAGTACTGCTCCATCCAATCCATCAGTGGGGGATTTTTGGACAGATACTTCTGAAAGTATAATTGCTCTGAGTATTTGGAACGGAAGCTTTTGGGTAAATATCAAAAATAGTCTTGAAATCGATCCGGGTCAGATTGTTACACCACCAAGTATTTCAGATCCCAATGGTGGATATATTCCTACCATGTTGACTGCTACGAGTGCAGTTGTTTCTGGTGCAGTACTTTCAAGTTCTAAGTGGTATAAGGATGACGTTGAGCTTCCCGGCTCAACAGGATCATTGCAATTCTATGCAACAGAGATTGGCACATACAAGTACGAAGAGATCTGGGTTGATACATTTGGAACTCAACTGTTCCCAAGTCTGAGTGCTGTAATTGATGCTCGTGCTGGTGTGATTGATGCTCAACCAACAATCACCAGTTCTAATGGAGTATATTCCCCAACAACATTGACCGCTACTGCAGCTGTGGTCTCAAATGCAACTTTTGTTGGTTCCAAGTGGTATAAGGA